GCTCGATCTGTCGGAGACGGCCGACCTGACGGCGCTCGTTCTGATCGGCCGCGTCGATGGTGTCTGGCAGGTGCATCCGACGTTCTGGCTGCCGGGAGACGGACTGGCCGAGCGGGCCCGCAAAGACCGGGTGCCCTACGATATTTGGCACCGCGACAAGCACCTTACGGCAGCGCCGGGCCGGAGTGTCGATTACGAGTTCGTCGCCGAGCACCTGCGCGGCACCTTCGACCGGCTGGACGTGCGTAAGCTCGCGTTTGACCGCTGGGGTTTCAAGCACCTGCGTCCGTGGTTGCTGCGGGCCGGCTTCACGGAGTCTGAGATCGAGGAGAAGTTCGTCGAGTTCGGGCAGGGCTATCAGTCGATGAGCCCGGCGTTACGCGACCTCGAGAGCGAGCTTCTGAACGGCCGCATTGCGCATGGCGACCATCCGGTGCTGACGATGTGCGCCGCTAACGCGGTGGTGAAGACCGACCCGGCGGGCAACCGCAAGCTGGCCAAAGACAAGAGCGCCGGCCGCATCGACGGCATGGTGGCGCTCGCGATGGCAATGGGTGTGGCGCCGCTCGAAAGCACCGCGGCGCCCGAATATCAGATGTTCTTCCTGGGCGGCTGACGCCCGAGGTTTCTCCAATGAACCGAGCCTATAGCCTGCTGACGGTGAAAGCCGTCGACGACGATGCGCGCGTCATCGAGGGCATCGCCACGACGCCGACGCCTGATCGCATTGGCGACATCGTGGAGCCGCTCGGCGTCAAGTTCACCAACCCGCTGCCATTGCTGCATCAGCATCAATCCAGTGCGCCGGTCGGCACGGTGCGGTTTCAGAAACCCACCGCGGACGGCATCCGGTTCTCCGCGAAGCTGCCGCACATTGCAGAGCCGGGGCCGCTGAAGGACCGCGTAGACACCGCCTGGGGTGAGGTCAAAGCCGGCCTGGTCGGTGGCGTCTCGATCGGCTTCCGGCCAATCGAGCAGTCTTTTATGGACGACGGCGGCATCCGGTTTATCGCGTCGGAAGTGCTCGAATTGTCGCTTGTCACGATCCCGGCGAATGCCGAGGCCACCATCCAAACCATCAAATCTATTGACGGCGACTTGCTGGCCGCGCTGGGCCACACGCAAGACGCCGACATAACCCCGCCCCGCGCTGGGGGCACGTCGAAGCCGGTGCGGCTTCACGGAGCTAAGAGGATGCCTAAGTCAATCAGTGAGCAAATTGTGGATTTCGGCAATACGCGGAGCGAGAAAGCGATGCGGATGCTGGGAATCATGGAAAAAGCCGGCGACAGCGGCGAGACGCTGGACGAGGCTCAGCAGCAGGAATACGACGGTCTGGACACCGAACTGAAAGCTATCGACGAACACCTGGAGCGGCTGCGCAAGGCCGAACAGTTGAGCGCTGCGATGGCCAAGGTCGTTGACGGGCGCTCGGCCAACGCCGGCAGCGCGTCGCGCGGTAATGCGCCGGTTGTGACCGCAATGAAGCGGCAACTGCCGCCCGGCGTCGCGTTTGCGCGCTATGCCAAATGCCTGATGGCGGCGCACGGCGCGCCCGGCGCAGCGCTGGTGATTGCTGAGCACAACTACCCCGACATGGACGACCTGCACATGGTGCTGCGGGCCGCCACGGCGGCCGGCACGACGACCGACGCCACCTGGGCCAGCGCGCTGGTGCAATATCAAGTGATGGCGAACGAGTTTCTGGAATATTTGCGGCCGGAAACTATCGTCGGCAAGTTCGGCACCAACGGCATCCCGAACCTGCGAGCCGTCCCGTTCAACGTGCGCATCCCGCGGCAGACCAGCGGTGGCGACGCTTACTGGGTCGGTGAAGGCCAGCCTAAAGGGCTCACCAGCTTCGCCTTCGATAGCATCACGATGCGCTGGGCGAAGTGCGCCAACATCGCGGTCATCACCGAGGAGCTCGCGCGCTTCTCGTCGCCATCGGCCGAACTGCTGGTGCGCGACGGCCTGCGTGACGCGCTCGTGGCGCGGATCGACCTGACATTCGTTGATCCGGCGATCACCGCGATTGCCGACACGCGCCCGGCGTCGATCACCAACGGCGTCACGGCGACTCCATCGAGCGGCACCGATTCGGCGGCGGCACGGGCCGACGTGCAAACCCTGTTCGGGAAGTTCATCACGAACAACCTGTCGCCGGCCAACGCGGTGTGGATCATGAATGCCACCACCGCGCTGTCGCTGTCGATGATGCGCAACGCCCTCGATCAGCCGGAATTTCCGACGGTCACGATGAATGGCGGGACATATTTTGGCCTGCCGGTGATCACCTCGCAGCACATGGCGGCCTCCGGCGGCCCGCCCGTCGCCTCGAATGTCATCCTCGCCAATGCCAATGAGATTTTGTTGGCCGACGACGGCACGGTGACGATCGACGCCAGTCGCGAAGCCTCGCTGCAAATGGACACGGCACCGACGATGGCGAGCGCTCCGACGCCCGTTCCGATTGCTAGCGTGTCGATGTTCCAGACCAACAGCATCGCGATCCGAGCGGAGCGCTACATCAACTGGGCGCGCGCTCGCACCACTGCGGTCGAGTACCTGTCCGGCGTCAAGTACGCCGCCTAAACGGGAGAGGAGTGCCGCCGATGGCCGAAGTCTACCCGCCGCCGCCCGAACCGTCGCCGAACGACCCACACCATCCGGCACCGGAGGGGTTGCCGGTTGGTGCTACTACCGATCCGCCGGTCAATGTCGACGTGCCGGCAGTGTCGGGCCCGGACGGTATCACGGCAACGGTCGGGCAAACCTTGACCTGCACCATGGGGACTTGGAACGGAGTGCCGAGCTCGTATGCGTACGCCTGGCAGTCGGACGGCGCGCCTAATTCTGCGGTCGGCGACACCTACGCCGTCGTTGCCGGCGATGTCGGGCATGGCATTTCCTGCATCGTGACGGCCACTAACAACCTCGGATCAACCGAGGCGCCGCCATCCAACGCCGTTACCGTGTCGTGAAGCTCGTCGCGCTGAAGCCGATGCGCTACGCCGGCCGCGCGCTCGTCGCCGGGGACGAGTTCGAGGCCAGTGAGAAGGACGGCATCCTTTTGAAGCGCATCAAGCGGGCCGGTGATCCGCCGGCTCCTGCGCCGGCACCGGAATCAGCGGCAGCACGTCCGCGTGCGGGTGTTCCCCGCTATTCGCGGCGCGACATGCGGGCCGAGGAGCAGTAATTGCCGGGGCTGATCGACCAGTACGGCGCGCCGCTGGAAAAGGCGAGCGTGCCGGCCATCCCGAACTATGTCGGCTCCAGTTCCGGCGGCTGGTGGCCGATCATTCGAGAGCCGTGGACCGGCGCGTGGCAGCAGAACCAATCATTGCGCGCGACCAGCGTGCTCGACAACGTAACCGCGTTCCGCTGCGTGTCGCTGATCTCCACCGACATCGCCAAGATGCGGCTGAAGCTCATATTTCAGGCGCAGCCCGGCGTCTGGGAAGAGCGCGACAACCCTGCCTGGTCGCCAGTCATCCGGCGTCCGAACCACTACCAAAACCGCATCCAGTTTTTTGAGAACTGGATCACCAGCAAGCTCAACGCCGGCAATACATATGTCTTGAAGGAGCGCGACCAGCGCAACGTCGTCGTGGCGCTGACCGTGCTCGACCCGATGCGGGTGCGGCCGCTGGTGGCGCCCAACGGCGACGTTTACTACGAACTCGCCGAGGACGAGCTCGCCGGGCTCGGCGGCGCGGTGCGGGTGCCAGCGTCCGAGATCATTCACGATCGCTGGAATTGCTTTTTCCACCCGCTGGTCGGCCTGTCGCCGATCTATGCAAACTCGCTCGTGGTCAGCCAGGGCACCGGCATCCAGTCGCACTCGGCGACGTTCTTTGCCAATCAGGCCACGCCTGGCGGCATCCTGACGGCACCGGGCCGGATCAGCCAGGAAACCGCCGACCGGATGAAAACCGATTGGCAGACCCGCTTTACCGGCGTCAATGCCGGGCTCGTCGCGGTGCTCGGCGACGGGCTCAAGTTTGAGTCGCTGGGCATGCAAAACGCCGTCGATGCGCAATTGATCGAGCAATTGCGGTGGACCGCGGAGGCGATCTGCGCCAGCTACGGCGTGCCGGCGTACAAGGCCGGCGCCGCCCCGGCGCCAACGCTCAACAACATCGAGGCGCTGGAGCGGCAGTATTACCAAGCCTGCCTGCAGATCCACATCGAGTCGGTCGAGCTCTGCATGGATGAAGGGCTCGGGCTGCCGGCCGATTGGGGCGTCGAATTTGATCTTGATGCCCTGCTGCGTATGGACACTGCGACGCTGATCAAAGCCACCGCTGAAGGCGTCGGCGCTGGCATCCTCAAGATCGACGAGGCGCGCATGCGGCTCGGCTACGGCAAGACCGTGGGTGGCGACACGCCCTACCTGCAACAACAGAATTACAGCCTGGCCGCGCTTGCCCGCCGCGATGAGAGCGACGACCCGTTCGGTAAGGCAGTATCGCATACGGCGCCAGCTGATGCGCCGCCAGCGCCGGCCGAACCGCCGGCCAATGACGACAATACGCGGACAGCGTTACGCGCGGCGGCGAAAGCCAAATTTGCAGGCCGTTTGAATGCCGCCGCTTGATGCGACCGAAGTTGTCGACGTGTTGTTCGATTCCGTCGAGGGCTATTTGCGGCGTTCATTTGAGCCGCTCGTCGCGCGATTGGCCGCGCTCGAGGCCCGGGTGCCGGAGCGCGGTGACCCTGGCCCGCCTGGTGGCGACGGCCAACGCGGCGACCCGGGCATTCCGGGCCGCGACGGCCGCGACGGCATGCCGGGCCCGGTCGGCGAGCGCGGCATCGACGGCAAGGACGGCCGCAACGGCAGCGACGGCAAGGATGGCGTCGACGGGTTCGGGTTCGACGACCTGCAGGTCGAGCACGACGGCGAGCGCGGGTTTACATTTCGTTTCGCCCGCGAGGGCCGCGAGCCGCGACAGTGGACATTCGCCGTTGCCTGCCAAATCTACCGCGGAGTTTGGCTGGACGGCACCGGCTACAGCCGCGGCGACACAGTGACCTGGGCGGGCTCGCTCTACCACTGCAACGAGCCGACGATCGACAAGCCCGGCGCCGGCAGCGCGGCGTGGACGCTGGCCGCCAAGCGCGGCGCCGATGGCCGCGACGGCAAGGTGGGACCGCGCGGCGAGCGCGGGCCGGAAGGCGGACGAGGCCGTGACCTGACGCGCATCGGGCCGGATGGGAGCAAGTATTGACCCCGGTGCGCGTCGTGCCGCCGGATGCGTGGCCACTGAGCCTGGAGGAGGTGCGGCTCCACCTGCGCGTCGATCACACCGACGAAGACCTGGTGATCCAGTCGCTGATCGAGGCCGCCACAGCCTATCTCGACGGCTACGCCGGCACGCTCAACATGGCGCTAATGCCGCAGACCTGGGAGCAACAATATCCGGCATTCCCGAGTTCGCCAGTGCGCCTGACGGTGACGCCGGTGCAGGAAGCGACTGTGACCTATTACGACGTCGACAACGCGCTGCAAACGGTTCCCGAGGCATCCCATTCGGTGGAGATTACGCCGGACGGCACGGTGCTAATGCTGGCGCCGGGCGAGGCGTGGCCGGCGGCCTATACCCGCAGCGACGCCGTGTCGATCCGCTACCTCGCGGGCTACGCATCGGCCTCCGACGTGCCGGCCGACATCCGCCACGCCATGCAGCTGATGATCGCCGCTTGGTTTGATAACCGCGATGCCGGCGAGATCCCGCAGGCAGCGCACTGGCTGCTAAACAAGTACATGGCGAGTGCATTCTGATGAAGGGCATGCACGCCGGCGAGATGGACCGCCGGGTGACGCTGCGCCGCGCCGATGTCACGACGAATGATTTCGGCGAAGACATCGAAACGTGGAGCGACTACGCCACCGTGTGGGCGGCCCGTACCGAAGTCTCGAACCGCGAGCGGTTCGCCGCGCAACAGGTCGGCGCCGAGCTCGTCGCCCGCTACCGCATCCGCTATTCGCACCAAGTCGCCGCCCTGTCGGCGCAGGACCGTCTCGTGGCTGACGGCCGCGAGCACAACATCACCGGCGTCGCCATGATCGGCCGCCGCGAAGGCTGGGAGATCACCGCGGTGTTCCGCGAGGGCGCGCCCTATGAGGCGCTCGAACCCGTGCCAAACATCGAGCTCACGCACGCCGTGACCACAGACGACGACCATGTTGTGACGACGGGATGATGAATGGCTGATCTATCCATCGGCAAAATCCCAAAGGCTATCGGCGCGACGCAGATCGGCGACAGCATCATCACCGACAATGGCGTGTCGGGCGTGACCGTCGCCGGCGCGCTATTGCTCGGCGGCGCAACCTCGGGCACCGTCGCGTTGCGGGTGCCGGCAATCGCCGGAGCAAGCTCGATCACGCTGCCGAGCGGCACGACCAATTTCACCACGACCGGCGGTGCCGGCATGGTGCTGCAACAAGCAACCCTCGGCGGCCCGATCACCGTCGCGGTGCTCGCGCCATCCTCGCTCGGCGGCCTCGGCGCCGGCGTCGCCACCTGGCTCGCCACGCCGAGCAGTGCAAACCTGCTCGCCGCAATCACCGACGAAACCGGCAGCGGTGCGCTCGTCTTCGCCAACAGCCCAGCGCTGGCCGGCAACCCGACCGCACCGACACCGGCACTCTCGGACTCCGACACGTCGATTGCCACGACGGCCTATGTCAAAGGCCAGAACTACCTTGCGGGCAACCAGAGCATCACGCTATCCGGCGACATAGCCGGCACCGGCACGACGGCCATCACCACGACGCTCGCGACCGTGCTGTTGACGCCCGGCACGTTCCAAGGGCTCACGGTCAACGGCAAGGGGCTCGTCACCGCCGCCGCCAACATGAACTATCCGAGCGTCACCGGCGGCCCGCTGACCGCCGGCTCGGTGTTGTTCGGCGGCGCCGGCGGTGCCGTGGCGCAGAATAACCCCGGTTTTTTTTGGGACAACACCAACGGACGGCTCGGCATCGGGACCAACGCACCGGACACTCTTTTTGATATTATGACGGGCGGCCTGCAATCCATCCGCGTAAGCAACAAGTATGCTACCGGTGCGGGAACGCACAACCTTGCCGCAATCGAGGCCATTGGCGTTCGGGGCGACGCGAACGGCACCGTGCAGGGCAAGCTCGGCCTCGCCTTCCGCCGCAGCGACGGAAGCCCGATAGACAATGCCTATTTCGGCTGCGTCGGCTCGCTGTTGTTCGGCGGGCAATGGGGCGCCGACACGACATATCAGGACGCGAAGGTTCTTTACCCAGCGTCGATCAACGGTTTCGCCGAGGCGGCCTTTACATCCGCGACCGTTATGCCGACCGCGCTGGCGTTTAACACAAGCGCCGATGCCGCCCTGCATATTGCCAGCGGGAATGCGCCCTACGGCACCGAGCGCATGCGGATAACCTCCGCTGGCCGCGTCGGCATCGGCCATTTCCCCGCTTACTACGGCGCTCCGCCGCCGCAAGCGCTGCTGCACATCGGCAGCAATCCCAGCGGCCCGGCGACGGTGCGCAGCTACAACGTGTTCAACGACGCCGCCAACGGCGAGTGGTGCTACCTCGGCGATTGGGGCGGCGCCGCTGGTGTCGCACGCTACGGCACCGGCAAGAACGGCACCGGCACCGCGCGCAACATCGAGTTTCTAGTCGGCGGATTGCGCAAACTAGATTACGGCATATCGGGCGCTGCGATAAACGCAACCGACGCATGGACTATGGTAGATGGCTCGTTGCAGCTAAACACAATAACGCCGCTGTTGCTATACACCGTTCCCGGCGCCAGTGTTGGGCTTTCGTACAATTCATACTGGAACGGCTCACAAGACGTATTCGGTCCCGGCAGTGCGAGTAAGTGGGCCGGGCGCTATGATTTCGATTATACCCTCGGGCAGCACCGTTGGTTTATTAGCACCGCCGCGGGAAATGCTGGCGCCTCCAACGGTATAATGACCGGCATGGCACTCAAGCGCGGGCCCGGCGGCCACGCTTTGCTGACGCTGGGCGATTGGCCGGATTGGACCGCCGCCTTCCCGGCGCTGCGCCGCAACGGCACCGCGCTCGAAGTGCGGCTCGCGGACGACAGCGGCTATGCACCGCTTGCTGCTGGGGCAATGACTGCGGGCGGCCTCGGTCTTGGCGCCGCCCTTGTCGCCAGCGTTACCGATTTATCAAAACACATTAGTTTGTATTCCACCGGCTACGGCTTCAGTGTTACCAGCGGCCGAGTGAATTACAATGTTGCGATTGGCGGCACACATGCGCTCGTCGTAAATGGCGCTGATGTGCTCTTGGCGCAGGCTGGCTTTGTCCAACTTCCGAACGCGATCACCATCGGCACGACCGCAGCAACCGCCCGCACCTACAACAGTTTCACCGACGCCAGCAACGGCGCGTGGGCCTACCTCGGCGATTGGGGCGTTACCCCCAACGTCGCGACATTCGGCAGCGCCAAGAACGGCACCGGCATCGACCGGCCGATGGCACTGATGGCGGGTGGCGCCGAGCGCCTGCGCCTGTGGAACACCGGCGAGATTGTCTTCAACAGCAACGTCGGCGGCACCACCGCGCTAATCACGGTCGGCGGCACCTATGCCACCAACCCGACCATGATGCAGCTTGGCACGACGCACACCTCAGCCTCGCAGATCGAACAGCGCACCCTCCTGATCCGCAACGCGATCAGCCCGGCCGGCGCTGCGCTAACGGACCTTTACGGCGTGTTTGTCGACCCGACTATCGCGTCGACCTCGACCAACATCAGCAGCTATTGGGGCGTCGCCTCGAAGCTCACGATAACAGCCGGAACCGTTGGCACGCTGGCGCAAGCCTTTATGTTCCGCGTCGCCGACCCGGCAATCGGCGTCACGCCAATAGTTTCGTTCACGGGATATTTCGTCACCAGCCTCACCCACGGCAACGGCCTCACGACCGGGACCGTGACCAACCGCGGCGTTTGGGTGAACACCATCACCGCCGGCTCGGCCGGCGGCACGATGAATAACCGCGCCGGCATCTTCACGACGCCGAACGGCGGCGCCTCGGCCGGCACGACCAGCAATATCGGGCTCAACCTCACCGGCAACGGCGGCACCGCGAGCGGCTCGGGCGTCGTGACCAACTATGCGCTGTATTCCGACAGCACCGCGCTCTCGGTCATGCGAAGCCTGCGCATCGGCGCCTCGACCGGCGCCGCCAACGCGGTCGGCGCGACCGAGCCGTTCATGTACGTCACCGCCTCGGCCGGCACCCCGACCGGCGTGCCGCGTGACGCCGCCGCCGGCTCTATCGCTATCCAATGGGATAGCACGGCCAAAAAGCTATGGGTTTACGACCAGCCCGCCGGCAACTGGAAAGGAGTCGTGCTCGCATGACCGATTTTGTCGTCTCGATCACCGACGCCGCGAGCCTCGCCGGCATCACCTGGGCCCGCGAGCAGCGCAACGCATCGCTCCCGCCAGGCGACCCGCCATCCGAGCCGGGCGGCGAGCCCGGCCCGTCGCCGGTGCCGCCCTTAGAAACCGACGCCGAATATGTGCAGTGGGTGATGGAGCAGGCCTCCGCTTCCTATGCCAGCGACCAGCACAACGCGCAGTGGCGCGAGATGGCCGCAGCCGACGCCGCCAAGCGGAGCGCCGGATGATGAACGGCCAGGACACTGCGCCGCCGACCGTCGAGTCTCTGTCGGCCGAGCTCGTGCGCGCGAGGCAACTGCTCGATTTGTTCCGGCAACAGCGCGACCGGGCGCTTGCCGCGGCGAACGACCTCGAAGCCGAGCTCGCCATCGCGCAGCAAAAGCTCCGCGAGGCCGAGCCGCCGGCAACGCCGCTGTCGCCGCCGGCCGAGCCCGAGCACGCTGTCGACTGATGCCGATCACCATCAAGGTCGAGGGCATGCGCGAACTAAAGGCGGCGCTCGACGAGCTACCGAAAGCGACGGCCAGGCGGGTGCAGCAACGGGTGCTCCTGACGCGGGCCGCGCCGGTGGTCGCCGCTGCTAAGGCGAAGGTGCCGGTGCGCACCGGCAAGCTGCGCGACGCGATCCGCGTCACCACGACCCGCCCGCGCGGCTCAAAGGCGGCATCGAGCCGAGCCTTTGCCAAAGTGCGGGGCATGAGCGGCTCGGTGTCGGCGGCCCGTGCCGCAGCTAAAGAGGCGGGGGCCACCGCGGTCGAGGCGTTCATTGGCCCGGTCGGGCGATTGCCGCAAGCCGGGCAACAGGAATGGGGCAATCGCAACCATCCGCCGCATCCCTACCTGCGCCCAGCTTGGG